GTATACCACTATAGACAATTAGCGACAACTCCTTTCCCACTTTAACGTGGTAAAGTGTTAACGTAGTACAGTGGTGCAGTGGTAACGCATTAGTGATTCACAGCGTTAAAGTTGCAGTGCGTTGGTGCACTGTGGTGCTAACGTGGTGCAGTGGTGTAGATGGTCTATAATCATTATAGTTCATTGATAAAATATTGACAATAGATAAACAATATGTTATAGTTAGTATACAAATAAATAAAGGAGGTGAGAAACATGGATTTTATCACTATTGTACAAAACGTAGGATTTCCGATTGGTTGTGTTGCATTTTTGGCTGTGTATGTTAAAGACTTGACAAAGTCACACAGAGAAGAAGTAAACCAACTCACGGAAAAATTAAGTGAACAAACATTGACCATCCAATCGCTGGTTGACAAGATTGACGAATTATTGAGAGGTAAAAAGAATGAGAACTAGTGAAAAGGGAATCAATTTAATTATTGGTTTTGAGGGATTTTGTGGTAAAGCAACCAAGGCAGTATCTACCGAAAAGTATTATACAATCGGCTATGGTCATTACGGCAAAGACGTTAATGAAAACGACACAATCACAAAGTCAGATGCTATTGAGTTATTGAAAAAGGATATTAAAAAGTTTGAAACAAAGGTAATGAAATACAACACAGTGTACCGCTTTACACAAAATGAGTTTGACGCTCTTGTGTCCTTTGCATATAATGTGGGAAACATTGACCAGCTGACAGCAAGGGGAACACGAACTAGAAAAGAAATCGCTGACGCAATGTTACGATACATTAAGTCCGGTGGAACAGTCTTAAATGGTTTGAGAAAACGGAGAGTAAGAGAAAGAGAGCTGTTCTTGAACAACTCAATTCCAAAATGTTCGACATCGAACTTTTACCCAAAGTATACAGGTGCGTCTAAAGATTTGAATACAGTATTTTCAGCAATCGGAGTTCCTTCACATCTGAATGGCTCTTGGGAAAAAAGAAAAGCAATCGCCACAAAAAATGGTATTTATGATTATGTCGGAAGTCTTACTGATAATATTAGATTATTAGCTTTAGCAAAATCCGGAAAACTTAAAAAATAAAATAGGGGCATATGCCCCTATTTTAATTTACAAAAAATCCACTACTTAAAATTTTAACTAATTCTTCTTTTTCTGAATCAGTAGCCCTAATACCGCTAAGGTCAATATGTTCATCACATATTGTATATCCTTTTAATGTATTGATAGTTTTGGTTAAATAACATTTTTTACCTCTTGTGTGATTGAAAGATTTTAATGTCTGATAAGTAGGACGATCTAATATAACATAACACGTTCTATTAGTGCTTGCTACACACATAGGGTTCGGGGATGATGTACTAGCGTAATGGTATTGTGATTCTGCACTATTTATAAGTGATGTTACTGCCCCAACTATATTTCCACTTGCAACACTAGACGCAATACCAATACCACTAGAGATATATCCGGCTTCCACTTGCGCTCTATTACTAGCTGTGATAGGAATATCAATTCCCATATTTCCGTTGAACTCATATAATTTAACGTTGTTAGATGTTATTTGGCATAAACAACCACCTGTAATAATATCTACAGTATAAGAAATTGATAGTGTTTTTCCCATTACTAAATTTGTATCTAATTCTTTAAAACCCACATAAGGTATATATATGATAACATTAGTGTATGGGGCATAATCTAAAAAATTATGATATTTTTCAGTAATTGTTATACTACCAATATTTTGCTTTGCAAAATTATTACTAACTTTATCTCCGTTCACCCCTGTATCTACATTTCCTAGAATTATTTTTTGTGTACTACCATCTAAAGATAGTGGGATGCTTTTACAAGATATAATATTTTCTATCGGGTTGTTGCATATCAAAGAAAAGTTATCAAAAATGTTTGAACCCCATAAAAATCTACCTAGTTGTTGCAGTCTGTCTTTTGTCATTTTGAAAGTTGTTGTAAGTACACCAATACCGGATGATACATCGCTTGTATCATTGTCTTTTTCATCATCGTCTTTGTCGTCTGAATATCCATCATCATCATCGGAAGTCACAATTTTACTTCCCTCATCCCCCTCTTTTACTGTAAATGTTGAACCGTCACCGCTTGTCACTTTATCATAAAGTCCGTTTTCGTCTTTTTCTAAAAAACCAATGTCCCCATACATATGACCATTTTTTTGATTTTTAAATAATTCGCAATACATAATTGATGAGTAATCAGTCGGTAACACAGTAGGGGTTGAATAGTATTCTAATTGTACAGCAATATATACAGCTGCTAAAGTTGCTAAAGGTGATACAATTTCGGCAACCTCTCCCCATACTGCGTTATTTATCTGTGCGTAGTTTGTATTAAAATGACTAGAGCTATAATCTACTAACTGCCATTTATGAATAGATACTTTACCGCTTATATCATCATAACCACCGAAGCCTATTTTTACTCTTGCAATATCGTTTTCTGATATTGATGCACAATTCCACTTTAACTTGTAAAGTGGACTTTTTGTTCCGTCAATAGCCAAAATCCAATCAGTTTTAATGTCTTTTATTGCACCACTAGTATCTCCATTATCTAAATATTTTTTAATTGATTCTTTATCATTCTCGTTAAAAATTGGAATATCAGTTATTGCTACCAAAGTAGGGGACAGATTAGTGCCATTTGGTGTAATAACATTTATGTAATGAGGTGCGTTAGGATAGGTACACCCGTCTTCAAATGTTGCTACCGTTTCTCTACCGTCTGTATCTACTTTTTTTGAATTTATTGTAAAAGTATACCTATGATTACCTGTCCCATGAGTAGGCAAATAATAAGAATATAACCAATAATCATTTACACCATGGTATTCTACATAAAAAACAAATTTTTTTTCTATCGAATCATCTACGTTAAACGCATTATAATATGATGGATAACCACTATATATATTTTCTGACAAAACTGTTCCTTTATAACTATATGCCATATCATAACCCCCCATTATTTACAGTCAAATAATAATTAGTTACATTTTCTCCAATTACACCAATATTTTTCTTTTCTCTTATCCGTTTCACTCTTGTCATGACTTCTTCATCAACAAAATAAGGGTTGTTTAAATTTTCTTGCCGTATAATTAAACAACTTAATCCCTTTATATCATTTGCGAAACTGCTCAATACATCTACGTGTAAAGATACGCTTATCAAGTCTCCATTCATTTCAGTAATATCATTTACAAAATAATAACGCTGATACTCTTTTATAAAAGCGTAATTAAATTCTCTTATATGTAAGTCTGAAAGTTTTTTCATTATCAAAATTGGATTAACAATACTGCTACCTGATTTCAGTCGTACTTCTCTTGTTGTTATTTCATTGCTTGTTTTAACTAAATAACGTTTATCAGTTCTAGTTGTTAAAACGCTTAAATGTAAAATGTCACTCATATTATCACCATCCTTTAATGTTCGACGTCGAACTTTAATATATACAAATTGCTATCAGTTTTATAATATCATGCGCAACTATTCCAACAAAATTAAAAAGTGCCACTTCTCTTTCAGATTCCAACATTTGTTGACTTGTGGTAACTCCAATATTTCCATGAGTATGGTTTTCATGTTTGTATGTTACTTCTTCTTTTCCTGTTACTGTATCTGTGTGGGCTTGTTGTTGTTGTTGGGAAGTAGATGTTTGAGTGTTTGTTTTTTCTCCGATATTTTCTATAACGGTTGTGGTTTTATTATCTGTTTTTGTAGGAACATTCACCGTACTATTTGTTTCATCTATCCTGTCTAACAATTCATTTGTATGAGAATAGTTATCAAAAGAATCGGTTGTTTTTTCTTGATTATAGTAAGTTTCAGAGTCATATGGTGCTACGTTACGTTCAGAAACTTTTTTCCCATTGTCTGTGCTTCTTTCTTTACCGGACTTTGTTAATTTATCCTTTATGACAGTTGTTGTCTCTCCGTACTCCATTTTTTCTGTGGTAGTGTTATCGTTTTTTTGTGCACCATCTACATTATCCGATGTTATATTGGATGTTGTATTTTGCAATCCATAATCGGTACTTCCAGTCGTATCTTTTACAGTGCTGTCTGTTATTGTTTCAAGTCTATCATAATTTTCTATCGGTTCATATTTAAGTAAAGTCGAATTATACAAACGCTCATAAGTATATTTCTTTACTTTGTATAAATTTACAACCATTTTCTGAATTGTAGTAACGTCTTTTTCCATTGCGTTTTCTACCGTTGGACGTATTTGTAATTCTCCATGATTAAATTTTATCCATTCCGTGAGCATAGTTTGGAAATCTCCACCGCTTAAAGGTTCATATCCATTTTGTGCAAAATCAGAATTGGAGAACGGAAGTACATTATTTTCCATAATATATTGACTAATTGTTAGCATTATCGTCACCCACTTTCTTTTCTATAATTTTGAATTCCGGTGATAATTCAACGGAAATATTTTTGTTAAAAATCTTATTTATCTCGTTACACGCTTTTTTCCGCTGTTTAAGCATATCATTGATATTTAACAGTAACATCTGTTCGTCATTTTCGACTTCCGACTCAATCATTCTTTCTTTTTTATCGCGGTTGTAACGTACACCAATCTCGTTAAAAAACATTCGCAACAACTCGTTCCTTGCGTCGATACAATCCATTACACCGAGAGACCCGCTAGAGTTTAAAGCAAGATTGTCTATGCCACCATTTCCTTTTTTTAACAGCCCATCATCCAATATCGCATCAATATCACCGTTATAAAATTTATCAAACATGGCGCGATAACTATCAGCGGTTGTCTGTGAATCTGTAGAAATAATATTTTTAACACGCAAGTTTACAAGAGACATTTTTAATGATACATCGGTATGCGCTAATAAATTTGCATAACGTTTAATCATAGGATATAATGGATTCCTTAAAGCGGTATTGTTTATGATAACACAATCTTCACCAATAATCCTAGTACCACCATTAGCAGTCGCCGCGGCATAGGTAAAGTTTTTAAATTCATCCCAATACTGCGTCGGCACACTCATTCCACCGATTGAAACCATTTCCCCTACGGCTGTGTCGTTTACATAACCACAATAACCATATAATAGTAAACGCATTTCAATTTCTTTTTGCGGAAATGGTAGATCACCTTTCCATTCAAAAATTCTGATTGCTTTTTCAAAAAGCATATCAGACCAATAGGAAATTGATAACGGTAGTTTCATTTCTTCTTTTTCTTCTTTTTTTATGTCTTTTAAACTATCTCCATAATAAGATAAAAACATATAAGCACCTCACTTTTAAAAGTTCGACGTCGAACTTTATAGCCCGACGTCGATTGAAAAATCACGCTTCTGCGTCTGCGTCTGCAACATAGAAAACAATTCCGTTCTCGCTCATGTCGTTAAAGTAGCCGTATGTTGCTTTGTTGTAATAGTTTGTATACTCGTCATGGTTGTTACGCTCTGTAGTTCCGTTACGCTTTGTGATTGTAACTCCCATTGCGTCACGGTCATACATGACAGCAATCACACCCGACTGCTCAACTGTAGTAGTTTCATTCAGTTTAACATGAATTTTTGAGGTATCCGAGAAACTGTAAGTTTCCCCTGTTCCTTGCCAATACGGTAAAGTGCTGTAGGTGTTGGCAAGTTTCACCATCTCGTTGTGATAGGTGTCGGACTCAAGATAAGAAACCAACGCACTATCAAAGTCCTGTAAAACGTTTACGACAAGATCGGCAGTAGGTGTATGTCTCTTGTAATTTTCATCGTTAAAAAGCACACTCATTTTCTTCATTCGACTCGCCCACAAGTTGACCTGCTGGCTTGCCCATTTAAGGAAGCCGATGTCTCTCATGCAAGTTGCAACCGTAAGGGTCGCACCTGTTAATGCGTTATACTCTGCTAATAAGTTATGCTTTCCGCAAGGTTTTCCTTTGTTTAACTTATTTGCAATAAATGTTGCTCTTGTGAGATTCTTATTATTCTCCAGCGCGATTTCCATGTAATTATCCATGGTGGTAAAAATCGCGTCAATCAGAGTTGCAACACCCTGTGCGGAAGTGAAAGCCGTGCGGAACATAAAATCTGGAATTGTTACATCAATTTCCCAAGTGACCATTTTTTCGAATAACTTCTGCTTGATTGATGGCTTAATAACAGGCGCGTAAGTTGGTGTATATGATGATTCTCCAATCTCCCACGCTTTGTTTTCTTTTGCTTCTGGAAGATCTACATAGATTTTCTGTACGATACAGCCGTACTCAAATGGCTCTTTTACAAGACCGTCATCGCCACTAGCCGTATATCTGCGGATAGAGAAAATCGTTCTGCCGATACGATCAACCAATGTCTTGGCGAACTTATCAGTGTCGACGTCAGATGATAAGACTTTATCACCCAGCGCCACAAGGGTGGAAGTGTCAGTAACAGTTACTGCACTCTCTCCGAATGTCTGTTTTGCTACCTCGTTAATTAAGGCATAAATCTGGTTTACTGTACTCATAGTTTAGTCCTCACTTTCTGATTCGTCTGAACCGCTGTCCGGCTCTGGTGAGCCTGTTAATTTTTTATTATCATCATCGCCTTGCGATGTGGTAAACTGCTTGTCGAACGCTGTTTTGAATGTTTCCAACGTTTTTGTGGTGTTCGATGTCGAACTCTCCACAACCTCTTTCATAGTTGTTGCCATGGCTTCGATTGCTTTGATTGTAGCGGAATTATCCTCGGATAATTTAGTGCTATTATCTTCTGTGGTTGGTGGGATTAAAGCGTCTATACTTCTCATTTAATACGTTCCTTTCTCTTTTTTAATTTGCGTGAACTCTGTTCCACATAAGTTATCACTGAACGCTATCCGTTTGTTTTTTATCATGTCTATTACTACAGTATCATAACGTAGCAGATCTGTCAAGTTGCAAGTTGCTAGTGGGTAGGTTGTAAAATCATCTGTCACTATTCTTTTGCACTTTTTAGATATGTTTTTGGTTGCAGGATAAACGTAAAGTAAAGTTTCTTTTGTTTCTTTGTGTCTTACAAGGTTTATCATAAATTTAAAACTTGTATACTTGTAATAAATCTGATATAAGACATCATAGTGTTCTAACTTTTCCGGTAGATGTGGAAAAGAATCTGTCTCCCACACTCCGGTTGTTATCATTTCTGACTTTTTTCCGAAAAACATTTTCGATTGATTTCCGGTGTTTTCGCAATACTCAACTGCGATTGTAACCACAATAGGTTCGCCTGTCTTTTCGTCGTATTGGTTTGTAAACTGACGGTACAATTCAATAGTTCCCTGTTTCTGATTTTTAATATGCGTCAACTGCCATTCCTCAAAATAAGGACATAATCGAGATATTGTATTACCTATCAAAAACACTCTAACGTAGTCACGTCTTGCTATAGTTGATATAATATCCATAAGACTCCGAACCTCATTAGCAATGTAACCACTATCGGTTATAAATTCTTCGAAAATGATATTTCCGATTTTAGGGAAAGCCAATGACTTATAATGTGTTGCGGAAGTCAGTGAAAACGCTGACCCTATCTTTTTCCTATCGAGTATTTTTTCTTCCTCTTCATGGATTAAATATATATCACCTCTGTACACTCTTACACTCTCAAACATACCGTTTGTTATTTCCATAATAGGCATATCGGAAAAGTATAATTCCACGTCTCGGGATTTTATTTCGTCGCGCCATCTACGTAAGTATGCAAATTGACAACGTTCTTTAGGCTGTTTTGTTCGTATGTCTTTTTCGTAGTACGATTCCCACAAAGCAACATACTTTGTAGCATAACTTTTACCGTTGGAACGCTCTCCCAAAAGCATATTATACATGGCTTTTTTCGATAACAAATTATCAATGTTATAGTATTTCTGTTTCGTTTTCAAAAATGGAAGTCACCTCTCTTTTATTCTGCACCATTGCTAAAATTGTTTCATAATCATCAGTCAGTCCTAAACTGTATGTTGTAGGCTGTGCGCATATACCGTGCTTGTATTCACTGTAAAATTCATCTTCCTGTCCTTTGTTCCATACAATCGGGGGCATGTCGTCCACATAACTCATAATAAGTTTTTGAGCATGTTCGACGTCGAACACAGTACCATCCTTAAAATCCGATAATGAATGTAATTGTGATACTGCGCTTTTTCTGACACCAGACACAGTCATTTGTAACTGATCGTCATAATCTAAATAGCAATATTTCTTCGCACCTAAAGTTTTAAACTTTTTATATTGACCATCATCATCGAATACCCCAAGACGGTGCGGTATACCCTTTTTATCTTTAGGACTGAATGTTTTATGTGGTATCCCTAACATATCGGCTCTCATATTTTCACGTTCTTCTATCTCTTTGTTATAACCGTCAAAGAAACTCGAATCACATTCCAAATGCTTTATACTGTCCGTGTCACAATATACAACGTTGTAGTCAAGCGCAAGAATACCTCTCCACAAGTTACGTCTTGCGTATGCTGTGATCCATACACCAAACTGAAAAGCACCGAACGTCTTTGATAACTTTTTCTTTTCGCTTGCAATCTTTGTATAGAAATTACTTTCATCAAGTAACTCTTTTCTCCACCTATCTTCCTCAAACTCAATTGTATCAGTGATATTTTTTGTAACCATCATGCCATACAGTGAGTTTATATACTGCTTAGATTTCATATATAACGGCTCTTTTTCTTTTATACCTTTTAATGTGGTTTTATTTCCGTATAATTCTAAGATATACTTTACAAAAGTAGGTGAAAGATAGTCGTTACTTGACACGCGAAAATCTATGATATTAGGTTCGCCGTCAAAGTCGTAACATTGCAGAAACATTTCATAATCAACGTTTGTAAGTGATAACTGAACGTAGTCAGCTTTTAACACTCTACCATTGTCCAGCGAATAACCTTTTATCTTTAAGCACTTGGAGAATGACAACCAGGTGTTCCAACGTTTTGAGCGTAAATGTTCGACGTCGAACGTTATTATATAACTGTAGTTATCATTGTAAAAATAATCGTCACATGGTATAGTTTCCTCAAAATACGTCATTGGATATTTTTCAAGGCACATTACCGTTGGATAACTAGATGCTATGTCTTTACTAGCCACGTTATCAAGTACCATGTTAGTGTGTACTGAATTACTATGTGTGTAGCCACCCATAAAGCAGTCACACATTAAAGAATAATCTTCTATGGTATTTGGTATTAGTTTTATACAACGTTTCCTATATTTGTATTCACTGCTCACGTTCATACGCTCAATTACTTCTTTTCGTACCTCACCTGTTTGGGTAAACGGTATGTCGATCATATGACCGTATTTTTCTTTGTACTGTGATAATCCGTAATACATAACCAATACGTCATTAAAACAATACTCAAGTTCTTTCTGTGTGAGTGGTGTTTTCGGTGTCCTTAAAACTGTATAATCCAAGTTTCCGATCAACTTCTTTACCGGAAGTTTTCTTTGTTCAGCCCACACCCCCAAACTCATGTTTGTGAGGAAATAACTACAGCGGAACTGATAGGTGCCCCATTCTGCGAACAACGGTTTTCTTGCCTGTCTTGCAAAAACATAATCAAATTGCAAGACGTTTATCAGAAATTGAAACTCATAAGAAAGGTTATGGATATAAACTATTTTCTTGTGGGGCTCATAGTATTCAAGATCTTGCAGAAAATCTTTAAAATCTTCCAGCGTACGCCCCCAAAAAACATTATCATTTATGGAGAACTGCCACACATAACAGATAGCAAACTTTTTACATTGCTCATAATATTTTTTACTCTTTCCTGTATACGGTTCAATGATATTGCTGTCCTTGTGTAAAAATCCGCTGGAAGTCTCAATATCAAAACACATTATATCGTCATTGACAATATCGGCTCTGTTTTTCTTTTTAAAATAATGAGTGTTGAACTCAATTTCTGATAATGGTGAATCTCTAATATTGTAATTACCCATGCTTTACAATCCTGTCATAATGTTTGCTACAAAATCCTTAAAGTTTGTATTATTTCTTTTATCCTCGTCAAGTTTAGTCCATTTCTGAAGAACTGTATCGACACTCTTTCTAAAATTCGGCTTATCTTCTTTGGCAATACTAGACCAAACTGAAAAAATGTCCTCAAGCGAATAAGGATTTTCGGTGAACTGTTCCACACGTTCCGCCGTCGACACTGCTCTATCGGAATCCTCGTAAAACAACTCTTTTATTCTTCCCCATGACGGAGAAGAAAAAACCGTGTCCCAAAAAATAACCTGTGATTGGCTCATGTTCTGACTGAACGCTTTAAAACCTCTATTCTGTAAACTTTTTTTAATTCCTGTTTTTGTGCTGTAGCTTGAGTTTTTATACGTTTCAGCAACTTGTAACAACTGTTCCTTTTTCGCGTCAGACAATCCGGTTGTTTTAAAAGTTGGAACACCGATAGACTCGTAACCATATATCATATCAAGCTGGTGCTTTACCAACTGAATTGAGTCGTGTTCTTCCCCTAGATAAGCGGTCATACGTTTCAACCGCTTATTCATGTTAGCAAAAAGCCGACGGGGATTTTCAGAAATTATGTTTTTTTCATCTGACATTATAAGTCAACCCACTCGGCGCTATAGCAAGTTTTCTTGTATTTCTTGCTGACGTACTTCTGTGCTCTCAAGCCGACATATCCCTTTTTGATAAGTGAAATAGATTCACTGTCTTTCAGAATTTCTTCCACTACTTCCGTCATGTGTTGCGGCAAGTCGATCAGCAGTCCATCGTCAACGTTGATTGCTACCGGATGATCGCCATAATCGCTTTTTGTGTTGATGTAAAGACCGTCAACCTTGATCACGTTTTCTCCAAAATTCTTAAACACATCTTCCATGCTCATAAAGCGGAAGTCTGTAATACCAATGTCAAAAATTCTTTCTTTCCCTTTGTTATACTTCTTTGCAAAAGTCATATTTTACCTCTTTCTCCCCGATATGCCGTTAGGTCAGCAATAATAATTTTTTATTTATAAATGTTCGATGTCGAACACTATAAAACACATACATGATTCTTAGGTTTTCTAACTTTCTTCCTACACTGAATACTTGCTTCGATGATAAATTGACAGTTAGATAAACCAGCCATATCGCTCTTTGATATTGCATACCGCACGCAACGCTCAACATTTTTTGTCGTTGTAGCGTGTTCTTTTGCGATTGGTCGGTACAATTTATACATATGATATGGCAGTGTTCCGTCCTCAACCGACGCTTTTACTGCATCCGTGAGGTATTTAAAACCCACGGACTTGATCGGAACGTTGTGTTTTTTCAGATACTGTACTACTTCCATAACTTAATTACCTCGTTTACAGCTTCGGTGTCGCCGATATGCTGTTTTTTCATGTAAGACAGAACTTTTACGACTTCTTCCGGTGAAAGAGTCATAATGACATTGTGTAACATAGTCTCTCTTGTGTCGGACTCTTTTTCTACTTCCTGTCTTTCTTCTACTGCTGTTTCTTCCGGTGTCTTGTCTGTGTTTTCTGCTTCTTCTGTAGGTGTAACCTCTGCTACTACCTTGGAATCAGCAGTGTCTTCCTTGTAGGCTTTTACCGCTTCACGAATCTCTTTTACAGTATCGTCTTTGTCAATCATATAGTCGTCAAGTAACTGTGGTGCTTCTTCCTTAGGCAGACACATGATCTCGTATATCTTGTTTAATGACCAACCAGCAAAAACTTCATTGCTGTATTGGAAGTCAACCGCCTTTTTCATCTTGTTGCAGTTACTACGGGAAATGCCGATAAAGTTTGCAAACTCTTCTTCATTATTGAAATCGTCCTTAAACGTTTCTTTTGTCAGAATGTCGTGAACCTGTTTTGCAATTACCCACTGTGACGCGTTGACACTCAATACCTCGTTTTGGATAACTCCCAGCGAATCTTTAAGTGCTGTGTTTGTGAGTGCGTTGATTTTCTCTGTAATCATGATTTCGTTCATATTGTTTCTCCATTCTCCCCGATGTGCCGTTAGGACAGCAAATTGTTTATTTTCAAAATGTTTCACGTGAAACATTTTTAAATCTCAATTATAACTCCGTGTGACCATCCTTTTAATGAACGTACTTGAGAATTCATATATTCACTATCGCAGTCTCTAAGCTTTCCCACATGTCTAGTAATCAAACCATAAGGGGAATCCTCCCCTATGATAACTTCATTATCATCAATAAGCACTCTATAAAGATCTTCTACTGTCATTTTATAACCTCTCTTTCTGTTCGATGTCGAACACTATATTTTAATTGTCAAACCTTATTTTCAAATTACAATCCATATCTGAATCTGCAACCTTTTTCTTTAATGCTTTTAAGGTATCAGCATGAAAAGTAATACTAGGTTCATATTCGCTTTGTGCATACCATCCACCGTACATTGATTTCCCATATGTCAAATTAACCATATCTATAACCTCTCTTTCTATTTATGTCTCATTCCTTACTACTCTTATATTATAGCATACACTGATAGAAAATGCAACAAAAACTTTAAAAATACTACAAGTTTGGTCACACTTTAAACTGCTAAACTGCACCACGTTAGCACCACAGTGCACCAACGCACTGCAACTTTAACGCTGTGAATCACTAATGCGTTACCACTGCACCACTGTACTACGTTAACACTTTACCACGTTAAAGTGGGAAAGGAGTTGTCGCTAATTGTCTATAGTGGTATAC